CTTCGTTCCACAGGGCCAGATCAACGACCATCACAGCGCCGTCTTCGCCCTCCATTTCTTCGCCGTTGTGAAACACCTTTGCCAGCGTGTTCAGTGCTTCGTCTTTGTCCATTTATCGTCCTTTCGTTGTTAATGGCGTAACCCAGCGCTCACCACGCCCGCAGCGCTTGCCACCATTATTGACAGTGCCTAGCCACCGCGCGCCACGCGCAGCCAGTCTGTATAGCTGCCGGTGTTGCTTCCAAACGCGCTGCCCTTGTTGGCCACCAGCCACCGCGCCAGTTCTTCGGGCGTCTCGAAGGCGGGGCTGATCGGCGTGCCTTCGCTGGTGTTCTCGTACATCATCAGGTGCGTGCGCTGCTCGGCGGGCCAGTTGGGCATGTAGTCGTCCTTGTGCGGGCGCTGGCCGCTGTACTGCTCGTAGGTCATGGCTCGGGATTCGGGGTCGGTGCAGTAGTCGGGACGCCAGCCGGCCTTCCACTTCGCGCATTCCTCGTCCCACTCGTCCACGCGCGCCTGGTAGCAGTCGCCTGGATACAGCGGCTTGTACCACTCTATCATGTGGCCGGTGCAGTATTCGGGCACCTGTTGCTTCGGATGTTGCCAGTCAGCCGGTACGCGCCTTACTTCTCGTCCCATGTCGTTTCTCCTATGGCGCACGGATGCGCTATAACAATTCGCTCAACCCAGGGGTTCACGCTTCGCTCCTTACGTAATGGTCAGTACGCCACTTCTCTTGGTAGATGCAGTGTTCGCAGTGAGTCTCTTGCGAAAGACCGTCAATTCGCCCATGGTTTGCGCAGGTTTTGCAGTTGGGTTTTTGTGCCCAAACCATGCCAAAGATTTCTTCGAGTTCACCAAGGGTGTCGCTCATACGCATCATGCCTCCATGTCTTTGATGAGCCAGTCAAGATAGGTACGGCACTTCCTTAAGTCTTCCAGGCCGTTCTTTGCCATTGCCCTTGTCAGGTATCCCCATGCCCGACTCCAGCAGTCGGACTGATAGTGTGTCCACTGCGCGTCGTGCATTTTGGCAAGCAGCGCCCGCCTTACGTCGATGACTTCGACGCCATTGAGCAGCTGGTAGTGCTTTGGGCTATGTACTGGGTCGTTGGGCGACTTTAAGCATGCGATGCTGGATTTCCAGTTGGGGTAGTCGGGAATTCCTCCGCGTACACAAGTTTGGCAGATCATGGTGGTATCTGCTACGTAGCCGAATTGGCAAGTGTCGCAGCTTTTGTCGGTCATAGGTCTTCCTTTTGGCTCTTTGGTTTTGTCGAGATACGCATGTCGTATCCAAGGGCTTCCAAGGCGCGCTCTAATGTAAGAAGTGTTGTTTTATGGTCAATCGCCCAACCTTTACCCTTGGGTTTAACGAGTTTCAGTGTGTCTTTTTTCATTCTTCCACCTCAATCATTGTCCAGTGCTTCACGTGTGTCCATCTCTTCACCTCGTCAGTAGGTAGCGGTCGAGTAAGGCGACGGCCTCGTCGTTTTTCAGGCGTTTCTTGAGTTGTGCCCAGGCGTTCATTGCGTCCTTCTTGGCCGGGACAACTACGTTGTGCGGTGCAACCGGGGACGCGTGTTTAGTGGTGCCGTTGACAGATATAAGCATGGTGTACCCTTTCAAGGTATCTGGTGGGCGTTTTGGAGGGACGCCCGGAACCCTGTAGTTTACTCCACTCGCCAGCAGCGAACACCGCCATCGACTAGACGGACGGTGAACTTGGACGGATGTTTCTTGCCGTAGTTGCGAGCCGATGCGCCGATGGCAGTGGCAGCTTTCTTGCTCGCTGCGGCATCTGCCGTTTTGATCATGAAGCTATTACCCTTCACCATCGCACTGAACGGGTAGCCACTACGACCAGTGGGGGCGGGGATGTCTGACTCAACAGCGATACTCATTTGTCTTGCTCCTATGGGTTAGTCCCGCAACATGCAGGTATCGTGAGTATAGCGCTGTTGAGGTTGCTGTCAATTCGTTTTACGCACCCCACATGCCGCCGAACTGGTCCATAATCCGTTTGGTATCTTCGGCAGCGTACTTGCGCACCAGATCATCCTTGCGCAGTTCTTTAGGGTCAAGGTCAGCGAGGTTTGCCTTCAACTCATCCCGGAACTTGTTCAAGTCAGGGTCATCTGTCAGGTTCAGATGCGGGATGCGGTCGATGAGGTCAGAGATGCCTTCGATGGTGCTCGCTTTGAACACCGCCTTCGGATCAGCCAGCTTGCCGTGTAGGTGCGTCATAGTAGTCTTGATCTCGCCCCACACACTGTCCATCGCTTCATTCATGATCTTGGTGTTGTCAGCAGCGATCTGTGCCTTGATCTCCTCAACCACGTCGTCACTCATGTCCACGCGGAAGTCTGCTGCCGTAGGTACTGGGCGCACCGAGTAGCGCATACGGAACTTGTCACGAATCTCCGATACGTCAGGGTAGTCGGACTCGATGAACATGCTGTTCAGCCGGAACCGTGCCCGGTCAACGAACTCGCTGAACTTGTCCACAAGCTCATCCACAGCCGCAGCGAACTGCGTCTCGAACTCGCGCATCCTGGCACTGAATGCGAAGTAGTTGGACGACATCAGCACGCGGTCGCCGTTGTCACCCCAGGGCAGGGTCTGAGCATACACATACAACCGAGCAGCACCCGCGATGGTCTGCACAGGGGCCAGCGCTGACTTGTCCACCAGCAGCTTGTTGAAGCGGCCAGCATCCTCGGATGCCGCATGCGCATCAGTCACTTCCTTGGTTACAGTACGGTCGAGCTTTCGCCCCGACCACTGGGAGACGTTCAGGTTCACGATCAAGGCACGTGAGGCGATATTTGTGTCAGTCATTTTGATTCCTTTCATTGAGTTGTTTACATCTTTCATTCGCTACAGCTACAACACTCGAGTACTTCTGAACAGGTACGTTAGCCCACTCTGCAACCACACGTTTCACCACTGGGTCGTTAACCCGGTTGAGTACCCGCTTATCCATAAGCGCCCATTTGAACAGCACCTTGTGGTCAAGCTCTAGGATGCGTATGTGTGTTCTTTGTGCGTATTTTACACCTTGGTGCGAGTGTTCTCTCTGCGTCGTTTCGTACACCACGAAACGCTTACCATCCGGTATTACCACTGCCATACAACCTCCTTTCAGCTAAAGATAAGTTCAGCAGCCATCTGCGCTGCTTCGAGGGTTGGGTACATCTCTGTAGGGGCAGGCTTACCCCAGGCATCCACGATGTAGTCGCCTGTGTTCTGGGCGGTACATACCCAGGCTACACACTCCCCGTTGCGCCACAGAAACCACTTGCAGGCTCCTGATTGCCCCGGCTCATGCTTCCAGTGTGTGTTACCCGTACCGCTACTCATACCTGCACCCGATCACCGTAAGGGGCAGGCAGGTCGCCGGTTACAGCCCAGACCACAGGGTAGTCAGGCTCGGCACCCAGGGAAGTCTCAAGGTCGGTGATGAACACCATGACCTTAGGCTCGATACCTTTGACTTGAATGTAGTCAAAAGCCCTCTGAAGCGACGTGCCACCACCACCTACCCGCTTGGCCTCAATCTCCTCACCAGGCTCATACTCGTCGTGAGCGTTGACCTCGGTGTCACAGTACACCACGTGAATCTTCTCGGGCCGGCACTCGGCAGCGATGGCGCTGACCTCAGCCAAGAACTCAGGCACCATGTCCCACACGCTACTGCTGGTGTCCACACCGACGACAATCTCGCCCATGCCCTCGCTGTACAGGCTGGGCAGGTACAACCCACCCGCAAGGAAACGACGCTGACCACGCGCCCAGCTCTGGTCGGTCTTGAGCGAGGCAGTCATGAACCGACGCAGTTCCTCGCGCCAGTTGGCCTTTGGGGCCAGGGTATCGTCGATCAGTTCTTTCAGCGCACCGGGGAGCTGGCCCTGCATCTTGGCTACCTTCGCTGCCTGCGTGATGATGTTCTTCGCCTTGGCTTCAGACTGGGCCTTGTCAGCCGCATCACCGGGCGCGTCCATGCACTCGTCACGGAAGCCACCATCGCCCTGGCCTTTGCCATCCCCGCTGACGTCATCAACTTCTGGCAACATGTTGTAGACCTTCTCGGCGTGCATGCCCTTGTACTGCGGGTCAGCAAGGATACCGATCTTTGGGATGGTGAACCCCGCGTCGATCAGGATGAGGTTCTCGGCATGGTCAGCCGCCATGTTCCACTTCTTCAGGTCACGACCATCACGACGCCACGGGTGCAGCATGGTCACGTGCATGACCTCATGGGCCAGGACGAACATGATCTCCTCGGTGGTCAACTTACCCATGAAGTCAGGGTTGTAGAGAATACAGGTGCCGTTGGTGGCGGCAGTCAGTATGTTAGTGTCCTCAATGAGCGGCAGGCTCATGAGCACGGTGGCGAAATACGAGTGACGAAGCACCAGCTGAGTCTTGGCCTTCTCGATGTTATTGTACGTTTTCATCTTGTTTCCCCTTGAGTTTCGTTACGTTCACGTTCATCTCCTCAGCCAAGCGCATCAAGCGCGTCTCAAGGCGAGAGACCTTGCGTACCAGATCGTTCAGTATCTCGATCACTTGTGTCTCAAACGTCGTTGTCATGTTTACTCTCCTCATACTCAGCCAGTGTTTGGGGTTTGAATTCTTCGTTAGGGATGAGGGCAGCGCGGGCCTTCTGATGATTCCAGTAGGCTTGCACTTCTTGTTTAGTTTTACCTTGCAGGTCGATCACTTCTTGGGCATGGCCTACAACGAGCGTCTCGGTGTTGTCGATTAGGTAGTGCCAAGGTGCGTTGGCGACGAACTCATAGTTCTGCTTGATCGCGGCACCCATCAGTGCGTGTAGCTGGTACGCCTTGTCCAGAGGCAGCATATATGTGTCGTAGCCGATCGTTACGATGCCCATCTTTACGTCTGCTTTTGGTTTCATTCCATTTCTCCTGTTTCATCAAATGACCACTCGTTTGACTCAGCTGTTTCAGCGAAGGCTTCCTCACTACTCAGGTACTCGTACTCTTTCTCAAGGTCAGCATATATCTTTACCGCGTAGTCTCGGGCTGAGTCGAGCATGTCCCTCAGTAAATCATCAAGCCCGTTGTCACCCCCCACCGAGGCGATCATGTCGTTAACGTTCTGCCCGATAAATATCGGGTAGTCAGGGTTACTGTACACCGCTGTGTCATCTGGGTACAGATCATTCGCGTCACAGACCATCGTGTACCTGTGGGTGTACTGACCTGATTGTGTAATACCTACTTTACTATTCATGTAGTCACCGTGATCTGCCAACGCAGCCCACATGTAGTACTGCGGGTCAGCCTCCATCTGGTTAGTACACCACTTCACTACGTCGATGTGCCCAACCCATGATGCACCATCACCCTGCGACCAGAAGCCCGAGAAGTACACCTTGTCGATGTTGAAGCCCAACTCTCTACCATCGTCCTTCGCCATCTCGATCACGCCATCAGACCACCATCTGTCGTTGGTGTAGTTGTACTTCTCTACTGCGTAGGCTTTCGCAGCCTCGTCAAGTTCGGGGAATTTCATTTCAGTTTCCCCCTTTAGCTCGCAGCCACTCTTCAAATGATTCACGTGTCTCACGTGCAGTGACTTCAGCGATCCATTGTTCGTACCTGGGATTTTCAGTAGGTACGAAAACCAACTTGCTGACGGTTGTAGCCATCAAATCGCAAAGTCCTGCATAAACAGATTCAGGGTTGTTTGGGTCGATCACTGTTTTTCGTCCGTTACGTTCAGGTGATCCAACAGTTACGAAGATTTTTGCAATACCCCAGGGGAATTCGTCTTGATAGCTCATCTCGTTTCCTTTCAGTAAGTTGTTTGACTAGAGTTTAGTCAAAGGTACATCAGTTCAGCAGCCAGCTGCGCTGCCTCAAACGTAGGATAAGGGTCGGATATGCTCGCACGTTCGATGGTGTTGTACCTCCAGACGAACCACCGCCCTTCCCACATCCGGATATACACGCTGGTATCTGCATCGCACCTGTACTCTTCGCTGTGCAGGCTACCGACTGTTCTCTCCCACATCACAGCCTCATCAGGTCGCTGTACTTGGTGACGAACTGGTTGAACGCCTTCGTGTTGTGCAGCTCCAGCTTGCGCTTGGTTGCGTCCTTGATGCAGCGTACGGCGTACTCAGCCGGCAAGCGGTCAAGGTACACACAGACGTTACCCAGGTTGCCCTTGTCGGCACGCTGGCTGAGGGCAGCACACACAGCGAACATCGTCCCCGGCTTGGAGGCGGGCGGCACAGGGGCAGAGTCAGGGTTCATCAGGATGCCGTCGATGTTGGGCATGTCTTCCCACACGTCGAGGAACGCCATGAACTCGGTCGCAGGGCCGCTACCCACAGAGCCATGCACCATCGCGCTCAAGATGTCGAACGACAGCTTCTGCTTGAGGAACCGATCGACGTACGCCCATGTGCGGGGTGACGCGAACACCTTCTCGTTCTTGGTACTGTCGAACGTGGTCAGCAGGTCAGGCCGGAACCGTACGAACGCCACCAGTCGGGGGTCGATGTCATGCGTCCACGCCCAGTCACACCACGGGTCAAGCGTCGGCACCATCTCTATATGTGTGAAGCGGTTGGCAAGCGGGGTAAGCATCCGGTTCGTACCCGCCTTGTCTGTTTCCCGGTTGGATGCAGCCAGCACCCGGACGTTGGGCAGCAGCGTGTGCTCGCCGGCCTTACCATCCAGCACCAGCTGAAACGCTACGCTCTGCACAGCCGGCAGCGCTTGCAGCAGCTCGTCAAGGAACAGCACGATCAGCTTGTCCTTGTTGGCCGGGTTGTCGAACGCAGGATTACCAACGAACGGCAGGGTAGCTGGTGCATTCCACGTCGTCATGTGGATGTCTTTGTCCACGCTTGGGATGCCGCGCAGGTCCACGCTGTCATACTGGCTCAGGCGGATGTCGATGAGGGTGGCACCGAGATCACTGGCGATCTGCTCGACGACGTTACTTTTGCCGATGCCAGGGGCACCCCACAACATCAGGGGGACGCGGGCCATCATGGAGGCTTCGATTGCTTGACGGGATTGGTTGGGGTTCAGTTGTAGCATGGTGTTCTCCGTTTCAGTAAGTTGTTTGACTAGGTGTTAGTCAAACGCGGTATGGTAGTGCTCAGGCACACTTGCGCGATGATGTGCGCCATGAAGTCAGGGTTGCTGGTGATCTCCTCCAACGCTGCGCGGTATGCCAGGTTCTGTTCACGCAGGTTGTGGAGGGCTGTCCTGTGCCACGCCAGCTTGTACTGCTGGATGGCTACAAGTTCGGTGAGTTCTTTCTTGGTCATTACCAACCCTGGGCCAGCCAGAGCAGGCACTCGTGGGCATGACAGTCGTACTTCTCGGCGCACGCCTCAGCCTCTCCCATCAGGTCTACATACTCCTGCCCTTGGAAGAACCAGTCTTGCAACTGGTTCGGCCCTTCTATGTGGATGTACCCGTGGGCGTGGCTGATCTGCACGTGCCACCCATGCAGCATGAGGTTTGTTGCTAACTTCTTAATGGTGAAGTGCACGTCGCGTGGGGTCATTGCCTGTTCCTTTCGATAAAGATACATATTTCTATAAAACCTGTGGAGGATATGTACACGTCGTCGCCGTTGCCGTTGCCGCTGCCGTAGCCGTCGCCGCTGCCGTAGCCGTCGCCGTTGCCGTTGCCGTAGCCGTCGCCGTAGCCGTCGCCGTAGCCGTAGCCGTTGCTGTTGCCGTTGCCGTAGCCGCTGCCGTTGCCGTTGCCGTAGCCGTTGCCGTTGCCGTAGCCGTAGCCGTCGCCGTAGCCGTTGCTGTTGCCGTAGCCGCTGCCGTTGC